ATTGAACCAGGGCATATGTAGTTTTGCGACTCTCATTTCATCCCTCTGGTAGTTCTTGCTGGTGTTTGAGATCGTCGGCAGATACAATCCCTCCATCAATGACCTGAAGGTGTGGTCCGTCAAGCCCGGTGGCCTGAGCGACTGTGACACCTTTTCCTTTAGCCTTTCGACCGCCTCTTGCTTGGTGCTGGCGTAGGCTTGATAAGCTATCCCCTGGATTTGCATCCTCGCTTCCCATCCCTTGCCTTTCTGCCGGATATTCGGTTCGTTGTTCTGGCTCATCGGTTTCCTGGTTTGCAGTTTCCTCCATTTTGGCAAGAAGACGCATGAGGGTAGTCCGCTCCCGTGAAGGGAGCAGAAGAATATCCCGCATTGTTACCAGGTAAGGCATGGCTAGGCTGATTCCAGTTCTGAGGTATGTAAACCTAACGATGATTGAGCCGTCGCAAGTGAAAGGTTCTTTTCTGCCTGAACATAGTAAGACTTCTTTAACTCAAACCCAATAAACTTCCGTCCAAGTTGCAACGAAACCACGCCTTCCGACCCGATCCCCGCAAACGGACTGAGAACGGTATCTCCCTTGTTAGACCAAAGAACCACTGCGCGTTCGATTACGTCTAGTTGCAAAGGGCATATATGGCGTTCGTCGTCATGTTCCCTGGCTGATTCTCGTTGCAGAGTCCTAGACGGGTTAATGTCCATCCAAACAGGGCTGGCGTACTTTTGCCACATATCCACGGTGAATTCTGATTCGTCTTTGCCTACACGCTCAGGGTTATCGCCTGGCTTTCGCATGGTCACTAAATAGTCTGGTATCCCTTGACGGCTGATGCAAGAGTCCTTCTTGACTTGCTTGTATAGAAGACCGATTGCCTTAGTCCGTTGCATTGCGGTTACGGGGTCTTTCCAAATGCAAACCTCGGAGTGGAATACAAACCCTTCGGATTCAAACGCCTTAATCAATGCGCCTCTAAAGTCACGAATCCCAATTACGCCGTCCCTCTCTTTGGTTAGCGGTAGATTCATGCAGTGGAACGATACATTCCGTCCTGGCATAGTCACGCGGTAAAGCTCTTTGACTAGGAACGCGAAATGCTCAAAGAACTCGTCATCGTCTTTGACGTTGCCCATATCGCGCTCGGAATCGGAGTACGTGTACAGGCTTGCAAACGGTGGAGAGAAAATAGAGTAGTGGATCGAATTGTCAGGAAGGGCGGCGACACCTTCAACGCAATCGCCATGAGTTAGATTGTAGTTTTTCATTAGTTTGAATATGCCCTCATTTCATCGAGCATGGAGTTATGAGCGTCAGACTTGAACCGTAGAGATTGGCGGATACCATCTTCGGATTCTGAATAAAGTAAGTGTGCGTGTACGTCTCTGGTTTGCCCGAATCGGTAGCACCTGCGGATTGATTGGTAAAGCATTTCAAACGAGTAAGAAATACTTACGAATACCATCCGGTTGCATCGTTGCCAGTTCATCCCAAATCCAGCGATTGATGGCTTGGTTATCACCGTCTTAAATTCACCGTTGGCAAACCCGAGAAGCATCTTCTCTTTGTATTCGGGCGAGTCGCTGCCGGAAATGCTGACCGCGTGCGGGATCATCTTCTTTAGCGCGTCTTGTTCAACGTTGGTAGAACACCAAAGAATGATTGGATCGTCGGATTCGGCCTCAATCTCGCAAGCACGTTCTAACCTTGCTACCGAGCTATGACGCTGAGTGTTATGGATCTCCGTTGCAGATACTCCGAGCGATTCCCCAAACAATCCACCTAGCCCGTCATTATCGGTAGGCATAATATGTTCATGGATCGTAAGTTCTGGAAGTATGTACCGCGAACCATCAAACCCAATATCGCCGGGGTTGTTGAAGCACATAGCCCAAGTTGAAACCCATTGCCAAAAGTCACGTCGAGCGTGTTTCTTTAGCCTCCACTTGGAAGTGTCCCCGCCGTCGTGGGTGAAATACGTCGCGAGCATTTCTAACCGCGTCATAACACCTACAAACTCGGCATGAGTGCCTAGCTCCATGTAGTCGTTCGGCGCGGGTGTTGCGGTTAATGCTAGACGGTACGGGGTCTTTGCAAACCGATCAGTGATGTACTTCCGGTATGCGCCATCGTGGGATTTGAGAATAGACGACTCATCAAGGACTACTCCCGAGAACTCCGCATCAATGTTATGGAGTTGTTCGTAGTTTGCAATCTGTATTCGTGATCCTTGCGACCTGGACACGTCTACGCCCATGACTTTAGCCTCTTGCATGGTTTGACCAGCAACGGCGAGCGGGGATAGGATTAGAACGTTTCCATCGGTGCGATTTGCAACGCTATCAGCGTATGCGACCTGCATCCGGGTCTTGCCTAGCCCGGTGCCAGCGAATACGCAAGCCTTCCCGGTTTGGCATGACCACTTGACTACGTGGTGCTGAAAGTCAAACATCGGCAAATGCGACGTGTTAGGTTCAAACCCTGACGGGACGTGCGCTTTCTTTTTCCTTTGCAAGAATTCGGTGTAACTAGCCTGCATCATCGTGTCATTCTCCAAACCCCGTCAAGCCACGGATGATCGGCGTACAATGTCGTTGCAAGAACCGTCAGCGTGGATACCACCAGGAAGACGATCCCTGCGAATAAGGTGTAAGTGCCGAGCTTAGTTCGGCGGGTGCGCTTTAATTGCCCGTAGGCACTCCCGCCGTAAATGTCCGGGCGGTCAGAGCATCTTGGGCCGTTGTACTTCTTGGCGGCTTGGATGGCGTCCTTTGGCTTATGGGCGGCTTTTGCTTCGGAGAGTGGAAGGTCTTTCACTTTGCACCTCCCAATTCCCTAGCTAGTGCCTGAGCCATTGCAGCCCAAACGATGCCCTGACTCTTTGCGCCAAATTCAACACGGTCAAAGATTTCGGGGGCTACCACTTCTTGGATGATCTGCCCGATCTGCTCGTCCGATGGTTCGCTGATCGCTTCGTCGTCAAGGCGTCCGAGTACGGTGCTTTCAAGTTCGGTTGCGGAGTAGGTGCCGATCATCGTGCCACCACCTCCAATGTCCCTTCCTCAAAGATTCCCTTCAAGATCACTTCGTACAAGAACGCCTGAGCGTTCTCGGCACTTGGCGGGTACAGGCTTTCTTGTTCGCAATCCAGCGATCCAATAGAGAGTCGGTACTGAGTGACGCTGTACTCTGGATCGTACTCTGCGTTGACGGTGTACTTGCCGATCTTGAACGCTAGTTCGGTGTCGGCGGTGAACCCGAGAACGGAGTCTGGGACTTCGATCACTGGGGTTACTGCTTCAATGATCTCAGGCATTACGCCACGTCTCCCAAATCTTCACCGAGTCGGTAGGCTTGGATCATTGCCTCAACAATCGCGTTATCTTCCTCTAGCCCTTCCGTGTACTCAATCACGGTTTGCAAATCGGATACCCATACCTGACCCGTTGCAAATGAATCGTCTTGGTAGTATTTGCCGTCGCTACTGCGCTGGACGTATCCACCCATAGCTGACGCGCCTCTCAAAGCGGTTGCAAAGCTGGTCGTTTCTAGGAAAATGAGCCTGGAGTTCTTTCCAGGGATAATGATTTTGAACTTTGTTTCCATATATCCTCGTGCCGTTGTCGCGGCTACAAGATATATTATACCAAATTTACGGAAAATAGTAGGGTCAGTAGAAAAAAAAGTGAAAAAAAGTCCCCGCTAGGTTCAGCGAGGATTTATTTTCAGCCAAGAAAAAGACTTTAGATCGGGACTAATTTCTCAACCGCTTCGCACTCGGGGCAACGTTTGACGGTGTACAAGACTTCCCGGTGCAGGAATAACATGGCGACGAGGCAGATGGCGGTGATGACCCATGTCGATCCGCAAAGGAAGAAGCCAACGATAAAGCATCCGGCGGCAATCGCGCCCAAAACCTCGTATGCGCTCGGCTTGTATTTGTTCTTGTAGAGGCAGTTTACGCATCCGCACCTTTGGCACGGGCCGACGAGCCTTGATGTGTTGACCAAAGAGCCGAAGAAAAGTGCCTTAAAGGAAAAGGGTTTGCTTGGCTGCTGGATCGGCGGTGCGGCTACGGTTTGGGAGGCAGTGGCACAAGCCATGCACCGACCTTTTGTAAGGTCGCTATAAGCTCTGGAGATGTGCTTCCGGCATCCAATACAGTAGATCGGTTGCATCATGTCGTCCTGGGTAAAATCTTGGTCGTTCATTTTTCTCCTCTATATTTTATGAGTTGCTCAGGCCTAATTCCGTCCTCGCGGTAGAACGTTATCTCGCCTCCATCATCATCGGTATATGAGACGTGTACCAGAAAGGCGATGGCGTCCCAGTGTTCGCTTAACGGTTCTTGAAATGCGGGGTTGATCGCAAAAAGAGCTGGACGCTTTAGGTCTGCGTCCCATATTAGCACCTTTACAGTTGCGGCATGGTCTGGATACCTTTCAGCGATGATGATCTTGTTTAGCTTCGGGTTGCGGTTGGCTTCCCAGATCGTAAAATCGCCCGGCTGCAGTGCGGGATAGCAAGACTCTCCTACTATCTCCGCGCAGAACCTATTGGTCTTGAATAGTCTTGCCTCGACTTCGCAGAATTCTTCCGACTCGCCAGGATCGCTCCATTGTCCAGCGGGAATCTGTCCCGCGTGTTTTATGGTCGTCTTTAAGTAAGTCACTGCGAATCTTGGGTCACTGACTTCTTTCCCTACGCTGGAGGCCCAATCATGGGGAAGGTCTAGGGCTTCAGCTATTTCGCGCAGCAGCTCGGGAGTGAACGTGATTTTTCCACCAAGGAGATTTTCCACCTTAGATTGCGTGAGGTTCATTTTTAACGCCAAATCTATTGATGTGATCTTCCTAGGTCGCGCTGACGCCATGACGCGCCGCACTTCTTTGCCGATCAATTTATCCTTTTCTGACGCCATAAAAGGATCATACAGAATTATTTTCAAAAAATCGCCTGATACTATTACTATTTTCCGTAAATTTGGTATAATAGGTGCATGGGTTTAACCAAAACAGGCAGGGGCAGACCTCAGACCGACCCTTCACAGGTTCAACTTGTGGAGCGATTGCTCAGAGAAAAGCAGCCTATTGACTTGATTCACAAAAATCCAGGCGTGACGATTGGGAAGACAAAAATCTACCTGATCCGCGACGAACTGAAGAAAAAAGAATGGGGCGCAGAAGCGACAACTTCAAGCACCCCAGGACAGATGACCCCGGACGAGGATGCGTACAGGAGCCAATCCCAGTAAGCATACCTGTCCCCGACCACAAGACACAAGGACAGATGAATAAAAGCATATACGACATAGTAGAAGACACGCTCGGCATCGAGCGAGTAATTACCGACCTAGAATCCGGCGAGCTGACCGATGATCAAGCTACCTCCATTCTTTACGATGCGCTGATCAGCGCGGAAGGCGACCTGAAAGCTAAGGCAGAAGGGTACGTCATTCGCATGAAGAAGCTGGAGGCCGACGCGAAGATCCGATCAGACGAAGCCAAGCGGCTATCAGAAAGCGCAGGGTCGCTCACAAAGCAATCCGAACGCCTTAAATCGGTTCTGAAGATGGCGATGGAAACCCTGGACACGGAGAAGATCGAGACGGGACTTTTCACGGTTGCAATTCAGAAGAATGGTGGGGTTGCTCCTGTGGAGATTGATCCAGCCATTGACACCAACGCACTGCCAGAGGAATTTAAGAAGACGGTTACCACGGTTTCAGCCAACAAGGAAGCAATCCGAACCGCTCTTGAATCCGGCCAAGAGTTGCCATTTGCCAAGCTAGGAGTACGCGGTACTTCCTTGAGGGTGCGCTAATGGCTGCAATCTCAAAGGCTCTTGAAGGCGTAGAGGCACAGCTTACAAAGGCTGGGATTCACTACAAGATCAATCAAATCATGGAAGAGGTCGGGGTCATTAAGAAGATGCGCTCCGAGGGCGTCAAGTACGCCTATCAAGCATGGGATGACGTTGTGCCAGCACTCAACGAGGCTCTTGTTAAGTTTGGCGTGACTTTGACGTTTACCGAAACACCACCAATCTTCCAATCGCTGCAAGCAGGAAAGACCGAGGTGATCGTGGGGATGACGATCCGCGCAACGGATAGTGATTCTGGCGAGTTTGCAGAGGTCACGAAGTATGGCGCGGCCACCTATTACAATCCGCAAGCCTATCAAGCGGCCGGCACCTACGCCTACAAATACGCGATGTTAAAGATGTTCTTGATTCCGTGCAAGGAAGACCAAGACCCTGATTCAATCGTGGAGCAAAAAGCACCAGCAAAAGCAAAAACCGCCGAAGCACCAAAAGCACCGGAGACAATCAAAGACTTCTTTGATAAGTCGGGTGCATGGACAAAGGAGCAATCCGCACAAATCAAGCAAGCCGCTTCTGGTACTGGGGTTTATGTTGCGACTGAGGCAACACGTCTTATGGAAGAGGCAAAGGAATCTGGGGCTAAGAACTGGGCTGACGTAATTAATTACCTAGATGGTGATCTTAAATCTTAGGCTTGTAGGTAAATGCAATGAATACTATTACTTTATCTGCAACTCATTCACGCTACCCGGTACGACGTATGACATTAACGTCAGCCGTCACACCGGGGCGATCTATTGCACTTGTATGGACTGCCAATGTCGAAGAAGGCAAGGCAACGTACTCAACGACGAAATTGGATGCAAGCACATCCTCGGACTTCACAAAACAGGAATCTTCAAATAATGGTTAATCGAGTCGTAATTGTTGGTCGCCTTACTCGCGACCCTGAGCTTCGCACTACAAGTGCTGGCAAGTTTATCGTAAGCGTATCCGTGGCGGTGACTAAGAAGTTTAAGCCGCAAGACGGCTCACCAGATGCGGACTTCTTCAATGTGACCGCATGGGATAAGACCGCTGAGTACATCAACCAATATCTCGGCAAAGGTCGCCTAATCGCTGTAGATGGTCGGCTTCAATCCCGTAAGTACACGGCTAAGGACGGAACAGAGCGCGATGTTGTTGAGATTGTCGCTGATTCGGTTCAATCGCTGGATAGACCGAAGGATGACGCGCCGAAGTCTGCACCAACTACGCCTAGGGCAAAGGCTCAGGCGATTGATGAATATGATCCTTTTGGTGATGAATGAAATGGCAAATCGTAATTTTTACCAAACCCCAACCGGGGTTAAATTCATTCAAAAGTTTCTGACCCTAGAGGCTGACATTCCAACCGCTGACGGCTATTGGATACGGCATCACAAAGAGCGCGGATCGTGGGCTATTGCTGATGTTGAAATGCTCAGCGAAACCACGGCTCGAATTGATACGGGAGTACCGACGCGATGGACATACACATTAAAAGCGTTTGATGCGAACCGTGAAAAAGTGACTTATACCGGGCCGTTTAAGGAGTTGCGACACGCTGCGGAATACCGAAAGGCGTTCCAGCCATCGGCTGACGTTGTGCGAAGCCTGGCGCGAAATATGGAGCGTGTAGCGTGACCACAATTACCGTCCCACCTCCAAGCCGAGTCCTAAGCCCTAACGGTGACCGTCACCACTGGACGAAGGTAAGCAAAGCCAAGAAGGAACACCGTTCACTTGTCGCCATATTAGCAAAGAATCAGAAAGCCGCTCCCATCTTGGGGGCGGTGGAGATCCAGGTCGATTGGTACATGGGCAATAAGACGTTTTATTGCCCGATGGACAACCAAAACGCAATCTCGGCATTGAAGGCCGCCATTGACGGCATTGTTGACGCCGGATTGATTGAAGATGACAACCGAAAGATTGTCAAGGCTATTTACCCTGTAAATTTGTATCGAACCCGAAAAGAGCATCAGGGACGAAGTGAAGTGGTTTTCACGATTAGGAGCGCGACATGAACAATCTTTTTTTTAATCAATTCTCTGCACCCAGCAATTTTACATATGAAGAAAAGCGTACACGATCTGAGCAGGTAGACATAAAAGATCGGTGGATTTATACCGATCATTTCGAGAACCACCCAAAAGGGATAAAGCGTTACGATGCGATCAAAGAATTAAGCAAACCTAAGAAGTTAGGCAGACCCAAGAAGGTTCAAGACTATTCTAAGATGGGTCGTAAGCCAATCCCGTTGACCAAGAAAGAACTTCGCATGATCGAGATGCGGGATCAAGGTTACCCGCGTCTTAAAATCGCAAAACGACTCGGGGTTACTATGAGGCACGTTGACCGAATCTTAAACCGGGTCAACTGGAAAGCATCGAAGCAAAGGAAGCTCTTAAAAGGTGGCAGTTTGTGAGCTGCTTTATTGATCCCCAATATATCGCGCTTTGGTCGCCTGGCACATTGAGCGAGCTGATTGACCGTGGTTATATTGAAGAATCCAAATGGCGCGATTTTAGTAAAAAGAAATTGGCTAACATCGCCCTGGCATCGCCTGTAAAGCATGAACCGGAAATTAAAATCAGGACTGCAAATCATGGCAAGCGAAATGCTAACCTTCATGATCCTGTTTTACGAAAAGAGCTAGAGGCAATGATTTTAGCAAACGTTGAAATCAAGGCGATTGTAGGGGCGTTTGATGGCGCGTTTACTCGAAGCAACGTTGAATATGTCCGCAAACGCATCGGGACGCCTAAAAAGAATGGTTTGCCTTTTACTGATATTGAAAAGAAGATGATTGAAATGAGAAAAAGAAAAGTAAGGCCGTTGCAGATTGCGGAGTCTCTTGATATTTCTCACGAGCAGGTCTTAAGGTTTGTTGATCGAATCAAGCATTACAAGCGAAGGGGCAAGAAGATATGAGCGCAAAAGCACAATGGCTTAGGCTTTCCGTGAATTGGTCAGAATCAGAATGGCTTGATGCGCTTGATTGGCCTGTACGGGCCGTTTGGCCTGAGTTCTTGGCGCGAGTCAAGAGCATGGGTCGCGCTGGCACTATGGGGAAAATGCCACTCCGTCGATTTGCAGGTCTGACAGGCGTACCGATTGAATACCTTGAAGCTTTCATTGTGGCAGCGACCAAAAGCGGGGCGGTCATTGATGACGGCGAATCCTGGACGGTCGTGAAGTGGAGCGACTACCAGTTAGATGATGCAACAGCTGTGATTCGCAAAAGGAACCAAAGGGAACGAGAGAAGTTAGCGCGTCACGCCGTGACACCCGTGACAAATTGTGACAATAAAGAATGTCACGATGATAACGGCGTATACCCGTCACGCGTAACCACTAGACCACTAGACCACCTTACAAGTAATAAGTACAAACAAGAAGAAAGTACTATCTTGGTACCTCGCGGTACCGAAAAGTCTCAAATTGTGCCTGATTTTGGGCAAGAGCCAGCCAAAACGGTATGCCAACAACTAGCCGAGGTTGCCAGGTTTAAAAAGCGGTTTTATGATCCAAGCCATTCAGAGAGCGAAATCCGGGCTATCGCCAAAATCGCCAATGACTGGAAAGGCACTGACGCAGAAATCGTAGACCTAGCTGCTGAATGTGCCAGCTTCTACCTTGCCAACAAGAAGCACACCTCGCCAAGCGCAGTTTTTCGCACATGGGTTCGTAACCACGTCACGAGTTTTGGCAGAGGTGCGCCAATGCTTCAAAGCAAACCCGAACCTCCAAGGCCGCCGGCAAAGAAGCTGGAAATCGAAAAGCCGTTTGCGCCAATTGCAAAACCCGAAACTCCCAAGGCTGCCGATCAACCACCAAAAGAAAAGCGCGATTCGCTTAACGAGCAAATCAGGAAACTTACAGAGGGCATGACCGCATGAAATACCTTCGCATTGCCGCCTTTTTGCCACGCTGGAGCATTTTAGAGCTTTACCCGTCATTACTTACAGGTCACCTAGTACACGCGTCTAAAAACGTAAAAACAACATAACACGCAAAATTGCTTATGAACATTTGCCAACTGCCACATGACGTGCTTTCGAGCCTTGTCTCAAGCTCCGTAGAAGACCGGATGCTGAAGAAGCAGGTGAGGGCAAGGCGCGTCTTTTCCGATGGGCGCCAGTCCTTCATCTGTATCGGCAACGAGTTCCACGGCTCCAGAATGCTGGTGAGCATCGTCAAGGTTAGTTCCACGCTGTTTCACCATGACTTTATCTGGAACCGGAATAATCAGCGGTGGGCTTTTGAATCCACCGGGCAGATACTGACGACGGTTCTTGAGTGCGACATTTCTCCGGCTGCTGTTGCTCTTGCTATTTCCAGGCAGTCACCGAAAGGCTACGGCATGATGCTGGAGCTAGATTCGAGCCTCCTGGTCAATGGCCGCGCTTATCTGATGTCCAAAGGGTTTGACCGGGACAAGGCAGATTATCACGCTCTGATTGCATTCCAAAAGGCGATGGATGCGATTACTTACATTGAAGGCACCAACTTTTTCGCTTGCCTGAACTCCGCGTATTACTCGAGACTATCTAACGAGTTTCGGTATGAGCAAAAGGCCGGACGCGCATCTCCTGAACTTTCGCTCATCGAGGACTTGACGTCTGAGGAGATGGATGTCCCATTGGTTTGCGGATCATTAGCCCACAAGGTCGCGGATCTGGTCTTGGGCGGTCAAACGTTTGAGGAGGCATCTGAAAGTCTGCGGCTGACTGAAGCTGAGCGTCAATCGGTGAAACAAGAACTGGCACTCGCCCTTGGTGTTTAGAAGAAGCATGAAAGTCGCAATCGACCCAGGTCACGGAATGTCCAACGTAAGGTCTGGGGTCTATGATCCTGGCGCGGTATCGAACTTTCTATCTGAGGCAGACATTGCGCTTCAATGGGCATTGACCGGGAAATGGGTTTTTGCTCTTAACGGAATCGAGACATTCCTCACCCGCGATGATGACCGGGACTCTACTCCGGTCGGTAGGCGAGACGATCAAGCCACTAAAGAAGGATGTACGCACTTCATCAGCCTCCATTGCAACGCGGCGGGTAGTACCAAAGCTCGGGGCATTGAATCTTTCTACCGGGACGATGCGGACAAGCTGCTCGCCACAACCGTTCTGGCTGCACTTGCCAGGGTTGTTCCTGACGCGCCAAACCGGGGAGTCAAGCACGAAAGCCAAACCCACGTTGGACGGCTTGCGGTGCTGAATTTTAAGCCACCTGCAACACTTGTTGAGCTTGGGTTTATCACTAACCCACAGGATCAGGCTTATCTTATCTCACGCGATGCACGAATTCGCTTCTGGACGAACTTACTCCCAGCGTTTAAGAAGGCGAAAAAGTGAGCGAAGTAAAAGCATGGTGGGGCGGGCTTGCATCGTCCATTGGGGTTCTCGTTGCTGTGGCATATCCGAGCGATGCGCTCCGTGCAGCCGTTCTGTTCGCTGGAATGATGGTCGCGATTGACTGCATCACCGGCGTCTTTGCGTCCTGGTGGGCTGGCGAAAAGATCACGAGCCGCAAGCTGGTTAGATCGGCCTTTAAGGTGACGGTGTACCTATCCCTTCCGGCCATTGTGTTTTGGTCGTTCATTCATATCGGGATGCACGGCATATCGGCTCAAACTGCGACGGCACTCGCTTCCTTCCTGATCGGGGTTGAACTTTATTCCGTACTTGAAAACCTCCGCAAGGCTGGAATCGTGGACGCTCCTTGGCTGATTAAGGTTCTAGACGGACGGTTCAAAGACCGGAACGAAGAAAGCTAGGTGTTTAGAGCGGTGATGAACTTCAATCTTAACTCAATCATCGCAACGGCTCGGCTTGCACTTTCCACAGTCCCGGCACAAGCACACGCTTTCGCAGAGCGAGCTTTGACGGTTCCGAAGGCGCAACGAGACGCGACTTACAAGGCTGTTGGACTAAGCGAAGAAGACCGCATTGAGGCAGATCGCCTTTTCCGCGTGTGGGCTGATGCTGGTTCCGACCTCGTCGTTTTCCTTGCAAGCAAGGGCGAAATCGACGCTGACTAGACTTTCACGAATAACTGGGAATAGAGCCGGAGGAGAACTCCGGACACGGTTTTATGTAATTTCACCGGTCTTGAACACCCTTCCTCCTTTGATTTTATGAAACCTATAAAAGGGCGTCCAACGCACGAACCCACGGAAGAAACGCGGCAGATCGTCACGTCATGGGCGTCTGGTGGGCAAACCCACGCGGAGATATGCGAAGAGATCGGCATCTCCATCAACACTCTATACAAGTATTACCGTGCAGAGTTAGACGAAGCCGAGCCAGTTCTGAACGAAAAGGTCAAAGGCACTTTGTTCAAGATGGCGACTTCTGGCGAGTGTCCGAGTGCAACAATCTTCTGGTGCAAGGTGCGGCTTGGGTGGGTTGAGAAGGCAAAGCTCGAAGTCTCCACTCCTGGCGCGGGGCTTGACCTTTCTAAGCTGACCACCGACGAGCTGATCCAGTTCGAGAAACTTAATGCTAAAGCCAATATTCCTATCCCAAATTCAAGCCGAGATTAGGCGCCGAAATTTATCGCTTTTTCTTCCTCACGCAATGCCTAATATGCGTTGGGACTGGCCGCACACGAAGCTCATCATTGATCACCTTCAAGCCTTAGCTGATGGCGATATTGAGAACCTGATGATCTCCTGCCCTCCCCAGCATGGCAAGACTCAGGTTGCATCTATCGGCTTTGGGGCGTTCCTGCTTAACCAGCGCAAAGAAACCCGCGTTGGTATCGCGTCCTACTCTGAGACTCCTAGCCTGCGTATCTCGCGCTCAATCCGGCGCATCATGGAAGGCGTTGGGGCTGAGTTTACTGGCGACCTCAAGAGCGTTCAGGAATGGGAACTAGACGACGGTAGTAAGGTTCGCGCTACTGGTGTGGGTGGTGCGTTCACGTCGTTCCCGGTAGACATTGGGATACTAGATGACCCGATCAAAGACCGTGACCAGGCTGAGAGTCTGAATGCCCGGGACTCGCTGTGGGAGTGGTTCACGGACGTTTGGATCGCTCGGAACATGGCGCACCAGGTACTCATCGGCACGGAGTGGCACCAAGACGGGCTGCACGGACGCATCCGCAACGCTCCGGGTAACCAACGATGGACATTGCTGAACCTTCCTGCTATCGCGCTGGAAAACGATATTCTTGGTCGCGCTCCTGGTGAGGCATTATGCCCTGACCGCGTGACATTGGAGCAACTTGAGGAACGGAAGCTCCAGAACCCATATTCGTTTGAGGCGATGTACCAAGGCAATCCAAGCCCACGAGAAGGAACGCTGTTCAAGGTTGGAAGTCTGGTGTACTGCAACCATGACGAAGTGCCAATCAATCTGCCAAAGGTTCGGCGGTGGGACTTGGCAAGCTCACCTGAGGGGGATTACACCGTTGGTTTGCTTATTGAAGGGCCGTGCCGAGATGGGCGGTTCTATGTGACCGATGTAGTGCGTGGTCGCTGGAACGTCTTTGAGCGCGACCAGGTGATCCTGCAAACCGTGAGCAGGGATGGACGGGTGGTAAGGCAGGTCTTTCCAAACGATCCTGGCTCTGCTGGTGATGCTCAAATCAGCGCGATGAAGCGGATGCTCGCTGGCTATCCGGTCTACGACGAACGCGAAACGGGAAGCAAAGAGGTTCGGGCTGAGCCTGTCGCGTCTCAGATCGCGGGAGAAAATATCGTCATTGCTCGAGCGCATTGGAATACCGAATTCGTTGAGGAGTTGCGGACGTTTCCGCGTGGTCGCCATGATGACCAGGTTGATACGCTCGCTGGTGGGTTCAACTACCTGGCAGCCAAAAAACGCATTTCGGTAGCGGTGTAGGTGTTTAGCCTAGATATGAATCTATCCCAGCGGGTTAAGCAGTTCTTCCTGTCTACTGCGCCACGCTCTAGCGTCGGTATGCTTCAGGTTCCTGTTTTGCGCTCGCTAGACCCGCAGAAGGAGCCATTGCACCTTAATTCCGTGGTGATGTCGCTGATTAACTGGGCATGGGTTCAGTCTTCGGCGGCTCCACTTGCGGTGTTCAAGAAGGATGATGCGACCGACCAGGACGAG